CCTATATGGAAGCATATGATGAGTACATTGTCTATAATGAGAAGAGAAACAACATCATAAAGGATATAGTTAATGACATTAAAAAAAGAAACCCCAAAAGTCGTATCCTTGTTCTTACCAAATCACTTGATCACGGAAGAACCCTTGAAAAGCTCTTTGGAGGAAATTGTGAATTCCTGCAAGGGAGTGATTCCATCGGAGAGCGGTATAACGCTATATCTAAATTCCGAAGACATAAAAAGTCTAGTGTCCTTATTGGCACTAAAATACTGCAAACAGGAGTTAACATTGAAGAAATCACCCATTTCATCAATGCGAGAGGTATGAAGTCTGAGATTGCTACCCTCCAAGCTCTGGGGAGGGCTTTACGCCGTCATAAATCAAAAGATAAAGTTTTTATATATGATTTTCTAGATAAAGAAAAATACTTAAAAGAGCACTCTATTGCAAGAAAAAAACATTATACCAACGAAGGACACGAGGTGCTAATATTATGAAAAATCCTACCGAACTTAAGGAAATACGAAGTAAGCTAAACCTATCTGAAATATCAGATCTTAATTGGCTACACACAGAACTGGGAAACTTCCTAGCAAGTGATGATGTTAGCACAGGGGGTGTTACTACTCTAGAGAATATGTCTAACTCTTTAAATAATCTAAGGAGAGCCTACACACAGCGAGTTATTAGTCTTCTAAAGACTGGGCATCTTCTTAATTAGTTACTAGTTTTAGTTTCAGGAACCGTAACTGTAGGGTTCTGTAACTTTAGTCTTAGTCCCCAATTTTCCATATCGCTCGCAGTCCAATTATCTTCGAGTTTGCTTTCTAGAGCATCAAGTTTATAATTAATGTCGGTAAGTTGTGTGCTAATCCATACTACACCACTGCACAGAGCAATAACCATACCTAGAGGCATTAAAGTTTCTTTTGATATCATTAATTTTTTTTCTGGTGTACTCATAAGTTACTAAATAGTGCATTTTGTCTATTCCATGCAACAGGCACTGATCCGCCATAGCTAGATGCATCAAGTTTTTGATTATAGTCGCTGTACACCCCCATAAGTCCCAGTCTATCTGACGTGTCTGGCCCGAGCAGGGGTCTCCAGCATAGAATATCCTCGTATTTAAAGGGTTCCCCCGAACGCATCTCTGATGCTATCTCAGATTGCGTCAAATTTGTTCGCCACATTTTAAAGTGAGCATATTGTAGAATTGCATCGCTGGCCCAATAGGTATTCTCAGGGCAGTAAATTACACTGATGTTGCCAACTCCTATCAAGCTGGTTGTGTGCGAAGCCTTTAACACCCCATTCTGGTATACCTTCAATCCGTTAGCTCCATCACCAACCATAGCATAATGATACCAATTACCCACCACCCAATCATCAGTACCTGAGTTTACGTTTGCCGAGTATCCGTTGATCCAACACCGAATCCCTATACTTCCATATCGACCCCCCCACATTGACCAAGACCCACCCTCGAATTCTATGCGACTGGCGGACCACGCACCATCACTGTCAACAGTCGATATCCTAAGGAAGGGTGCGTTGACGCCAACAGCCTGCAC